GTGATACGACAAGATATCCTGCGTTTCTTTCTGTTTTTTCTTCATTTTTACTGTCCACGAAACCGGGAAGGGCACAGAAAACAGATGTAAAGCATCCAGATATTTTCCTCCTTCGGTTATTTCCAAAGTAGTTTTGTTATTTTCTCTTGCAAAGGCTTCAGCCAATGCCCTATTGCCTGGGCCTGAATAAAATACGGCAGTGTTAAAAGAAGTGGATACATCCAGCTCATTCGCCACCTTGAGGTAATATTCATAGGCTTCTTCGTTTGATTTGAACGCTTCTTTTCCTTGTACATCCCATCCATCATCGGGCGAATTACTACCTTGTTCCGCAAGCTTTCCCTCCGCGTCCCACAGGCCCATGGACTCCCGGATCGCATCCACATTTGCCAGTTGTTCCTCTTCGCTCATCCTCTGCACTTCAGCCCGGGTGTAAAGCCGCTCATTCCCGCTGGTGGTTTCATTATCCTCCCCGGGCGCTTGCCTGTCAACCATACGGCTTTGTGTGCCGCCTTGCAGCTCCCCGTTTTCATCCCACATTTCCATGGACTTCCGAACCGCATCGTAGTTTTCGCGCACCTCCCCCGCGCTCATCCCCTGCACCTCGGCACGGGTATACAAGCGTGGGGCGGTTGATTTTTCGGGAAAATGTGGTATACTTTTATCAGAGGGATTGGTAGTTGACGGCTCGGACGTAATCTTGGGGGCTTGTACATCCAAGGGCTGCCCTCCCTCTATTTTTTTGTTGATATACGCACTCACGATATAGTTTTTCTTCGTATTTGCATCCGAAGCGGCTTCTACTACATAGTAGGTGCCGTTTATTTTTTTGTAAAACACAACTTTAGGAGCAGGCTTTCCATTTTTTCTAGAATATCCCTTTGCAAATGTTGGCTCCAGTGTTGCACCGTCGAAGTGTTCCAAAACATACTTAATACGTCCAACATCTTCAGAATTTGCCATGCTCTTATCGGCTTTTCCCTGTTTCCCATGACGCCTATTGATATGTTCCACACCGTTTTTATCCAAAACGATTGTATTATCCGATACGTCCATTCCTGTAAGGGTTTTTATCGTATCCGCCATTCTCCGGCTCACTTGTGCAACGGGGTACGGGGGCAGATTTTGTTCTCCATTTTTCACAGCGTCATAATACACCACCAGCTCCGGGTCAACCGCCTGTTTATACTCCTCAATGCGCTGCATTTCCTCTGGTGTGTGTGTATTGGGATTATCGTTCACCGCGGTGTTTTCCACGTCCACTTCGATATCTTCAGTGTTGCTTTTCGACGTCTGCGTCTTCGTCTCCGCGCTTTGCAGCAGCTCCCCGTTTTTATCCCAAAGGCGCTTGTCGGCCTTAAATCGGCCTCCATTTCGCTCCGCGAAACCGCACGGCCGGTTACCGGCCCCACAGGGGCCGCTATTTTGCCGTTCCCGTCACGGCTGCGCCGCGCCGGGGCCCCGACGGCAAAACCCCGGCGCATGGATTCCTGTATCGCATCGTAGTTTTCGCGCACCTCCCCCGCGCTCATCCCCTGCACCTCGGCACGGGTGTACAGCTGCGGGTCAACCAGTGCCTGCGTGCCCGGGCCGCCTTCTGCCTGCCGGCTTTCCGCCGCCCGCAGCATGCGCATCACGTCGGCGCTGCTTGCCGTGTCCCGGCCTGCCAGCTCCCGCGCAAGACGGCCCGCGGCGGTGTCCTCGCCCTGTGCAAGGCCGTACTGCAAAGCGTTGTAAAACGAACCGCTTTCCACCGCGCGCGGCGCGGCGTAGCGGTTCGCCGCCCCGTTGTACGCCATGCCGCCCGCGGCGCTGCCAAAGCCCATCAGGCCGCCGCCCGCGAACGCAAGCCCGGCCTGCTTCGCAACGTCCCACCCTGCGTGCCGCCGGGCCTCCTCCTCGCTCTCGCCCTGCGCCCTATACTGCCGCATGGCAAGGTTGTAGTCGGAAAGGTCGCCCATGATCAGCGTGTCCGCCGCAGCGTTCGCAAGCTCGGTGAACAGCTCCTCGCTTCCCTCGCCCAAAATGCTTTTGCCAAGGTTCTTCACAACGTCCAGAAAGGTGCGCGGGTCACTTTTCGCCATCCACGAAAGGTTTTCAATGCTGTACTGCTCGAACAGCCCTTCAAAAATGCCCGCGGCGACGCCCGCGCCCATCGCTTGGCTGTCGGAAGCGCCTTTCTCCTTTGCGCTGCGCACGGTACTCGTCATTGTGCCGCTTCCCATCAGCACGCCGGACAAATATGGGTTTCCGCCGCTCATCGCCATGTTTGCAAGGCTGTCCGCCCAGCTCATGCCCGTCTGATACGCAAAGGACGCCGCTTTCCCGGCGAGCCCGCCGCCCAGGCCTTCTTCAATGTTGCGGCCCGTTTCGTCCCGCACCGCGTCCCGGTAAATATTCATCGTTTGCGCGGGCGTATTCACGTCGATGGGCGCGTAATCGCCGGTAAATGTATTTCGCGCCCACTGCTTCGCATAGTCCAGCGCAGCTGGCAGATTCCATGCGTTTGCCGCCACGCTTGCCGCGTTGTGCAGTATCGGGGCTTCGCCTGCGCCCTGGCGCGCGGAGGTTTCCAGTTCCTGCGCGTACCGCGCGTTTTCCAGCTGCTGCGCATAGCGCGAGAGCGAACGAGCGTCCACGTCCGCCGGCAGGCTGTTCGCGGCCTGCTCCAGCGCGGCCGTGGCCTGCCTGCGCTCCTCGTACGCGTCCGCCATTGCCAGCTGCTGGTCAATGGGCATGCCCAGCCCGCTTGTGTCCAGCATCCACGGGTACATGTTGTTTGCGATATCCCAGCGGTTGGCGGCATCGTTTGCGCGCTGTACCGTGCTTTGGCCGTCCGCGCCCAGCGCATTGTAGGCGTTTGCGTTTTGTTCATACCACTGCGCCTCCCGTTCGCGTTCGGCCGCTGTCATCTCCGGGGTTTCCTCCACACGCCCCCATGTGGGGGAAAGCGTGTCCGCCCCGAACTGCCCGAAGCTTTGCAGCTGCAGATCCGCCCATTCGTTTGCCAACGCCGTGTTTTTCGGCTTTGCGGCGCTGCTGCGGAGCCAGCCGCCTGCCGTTTGCCCCGCCTGCTGCCCGGCAATTGCCGCCGGGTCCGCCCCGAACTGTCCGAAGCTTTGCAGCTGCAAATTCGCCCATTCGTTTGCCAACGCCGTGTCTGCGGCCTGCTTTTTGCCCACGGACGAAGCGGCTTTGCCGCGCTGCGCCTCGATCAGCTCCACCAGATTGGACGGCTGCGCCCCGCCAAAAGCGCCGGAAGCCGTATATTTCCCTGCCGCGCCCGTTTTTTTGTTGCTTTTTTTCACACTTTTCTGCATTTGTTCCCGCCTTTCCAAGCCGCTTTCCGGCGAAGCCGTGCGGCCGTTATTATGCCTGTCCAATCAGATACGCCCGCCGCTGCTCCACGATTTTCCCGTGGTTCGCACATTGCGCGTTTGTGCAGGTAAGGTCCTGCTCTATGTATACTTTGGTAGCGGTGTCCGGGCTGTTATCGCCCTCGGCCTTTGTTCGGCTGCCGGAAATGCGCATCTCCGTTTTACACAAGGGACATAGCATTTTGTTTCACCTCCTCGATTTCATCTCGGTTTTCGCTCCGCAAAAACCGGTGCTTGCCGCCGTTCGGCTCCATTTCGCCTGCGGCGGAACCGCGCTGGCCGGTCGTCGCCCCCGCCGGGGTGAAAGTGGAAGCCGCGTGTGGAAAAAGAGGAAGGCCCCCGCTTTCGCGGGGCCGATTACGAGTCTCCGACGGCCTACTTTCTTAGCATTAAGAAAGTAGGCAAAGAACGTTAGGGGGCGTTCCGCTCAGCTAAAAAATATAAATTTCAAATTCCATATCAAATTTATATTTTTCTTAACGCTTCGCTCCGAGGCCCCCTAAGACCCCCAACGGCAAAAGAGGAACGATTTTTCGTCGCCACGCTTAACAGTAAGAATGACATGCGCGTGGCTCTATCGAAAAATCCGATTTCAAATTTACCCTCACCTTACAGGTGCGAGAGACTTTTGCAGCAAAGCATATTTTTTTAGCGCCTGCTGCCTTTACATGTCGGTTGAATACGAACTATATTCTCTCTATTGGAAATAAAATTCCCTTTGCTCACGCTCTGCCGGCGGAAGAGGAAGAACAGGAACGGAGTATCTTTCTGTGACTCTCTCGCATCCGAAGGATGCGGGTAAATCAAAATCCAGATTTTCCGGGAAGCGCCCGTCATGTCATTCTTACTGTTAAGGGCGCGGCGGAAAATCGTTCCTCTTTTGCCGTTGGGGGCCCGGGGGCCTCGGAGAGAGGCGTGAAGAAAAATCATGATTTGATACGGAATTTGAAATCATGATTTTTTAGCCGAACGGAACGCCCCCGGTGTTCTTTGGTTACTTTCTTAACATTAAGAAAGTAACGCCATCGGCAGATTTCGTAATCGGCCCCGCGAAAGCGGAGGCCTTCCTCTTTTCCCACACGCGGCTTCCGTTCCCGCCCCGGCCCTTGCTCCCATTCGGTCGCATTTCGCCTGCGGCGAAACCGGGCTGGCCGGTTACCGGCCCCGCCTTTTGGGTTTGCCGCGCAAAATCGCGCGCGGCATTTCGCTGCGCGAAACCACCCTGTGCGGTTGTCCGCTTCGCGGCCATGGCTTCGCCACCCCGCACCGCTATTTTGCCGTTCCCGTCGCGGCTGCGCCGCGCCGGGGCCCCAACGGCAAAAACCCGGCCCTTGCTCCCGTTCGGTCGCATTTCGCCTGCGGCGAAACCGCGCGGCCGGTCATCGGCCCCACCGGGGCCGCTGTTTTGCCGTTCCCGTCACGGCTGCGCCGCGCCGGGGCCCCAACGGCAAAAACCCGGCGCTCTTTGGTTACTTTCTTAACATTAAGAAAGTAACGCCATCGGCAGATTTCGTAATCAGCCCCCGCGAAAGCGGGGGCCTTCCTCTTTTTCCACACGCGGCTTCCATTCCCTCCGCCCTTTCCTACGCCATCGCCGGGCCCATCCCCGGGAAGATCCCCGCGCCGCCCTGCACGGGCATTCCCGCGCCGGGCAAACCGCCCGGCACGCCACCGCCCGCAAGCTCCATGCCGGGCAGCGCCTTCTCCGGTGAAAACGCGCCCGCCGCCCCGCCGGGGCCGATGTTTTGGCCTGCCCCGCTTTCGCTTTGCTCCGGCGCGGCCCCCCGGCGCCTGTCCAGAATGGCCCGGAACTTGTCCTTCGGCACGCCGGAATTGTCGTCCAGCGCCTCCACGTATTCCTCAAATGTGATATGCTGCTGCGCCAGCGCATTTTCCAGCGAAAGCTCACGGGAAAGCACGCTGTACGGGTCGATGGGCGAAATGTCGATTTTTATGTCGATGTCCAGCGCCTCCAGCTCCGCATGCGGCAGCAGCGTGCCGTCCGCCAGCCGCAGCCCCCGCACCGAATACGCCACCCACAGCTTGTACCAGATCATCGCCAGGTCCTCCACAAACTGCTTGTAGGCCGCGCTCTGCTCGTTCAGGCTGATGGCGCTCTGGTCGCGGGCCGCCTTGATGGCCTCGCCGCTGGCCTTCGTGGGGTCCACCTGTCCGGTCGCGGCCTCGCCCGCGCCCTCCAGCTCCCGGCTGGTGCCCACAAGCTCGGCCTGTAAATTCGCCGCGTCGCCGCTGATGGGCGCGGGGCTCAGGTACTGCACAAAGCTGCCCACCGGGTTCGCGTTCAGGTTTTTCACGCCGATGCTCGCCCCCACAACGCCCAGCTTCTCCGGCGCCAGCAGCTTGTCCTGGTCGTACACCACCGTGGGGAAGCTGTACCGCTTCACGCAGATGGCCCGCCGCGCCAGCGTGCGGTTCACCTCGATCTGGTTCGGAATCAGCCGCTCCACAACGCCCACGCCCCGGGCGCTGCCCATTTTTTCTTCCCAGCGCATGCCGCACACCGGGTAAACGTCCAGGCCGCGGATGGTTTGCATGGGCTGGTACACAACGGCCTGTGTGGAGCGGCAGAACGCAACGCCGCCGTCCGTCTTGCGCATGAACAGAAGGCTCGTGCATTTGCCGCTGTCCGTCTGCACCTCGTCCGCGCCCGTCACGCCAAGCTGGGTTTCGTCCGCCTCGTCGGATACGATCCGGCGTATCTCCGCCTCGGGCAGCCCGTTGTCTTTGGCCTGCCTGCGCACGTTTTCCACCGGTACGCGCTCGGCGATGATGATCCATTCCTGTTCCTCCAGGTTCGGCTCCTGCTCGTCGGCCAAATACAGCGCCGTTTTGTCGATCAGCCGCATTTTCAGCCGCGGGGTCATGTCCGTGACAACGCTCTCGCTGGGCGTGCGCTCGTCGAAGCAGTACAGATAATGGTCGCCGGTAATGCACGCGTTTTTCACAACGGCCCATTTCTTGCTGTCCAGCTTGCCCTTTTCCCACTGCGCCGCCGCAAACGCCGTCAGCGCTTCGCAGATCTCCGCCTTTTTCGGGTCGTTGTCCATCGGAGAAAACAGGATCGCGGTGTCGTTCATCGCCACCATCACGATTTTGTAGCGGCAGATGGGCTTGATAAAGTTCAGCATGGGAAGCTCTTCGTCGCCGGCCTGCAGCCCGTGCCATTGGTCGCCCTCGTAAAAGCGGTGGCACTTTTCCGCCTGCGTGTACATGTTCGTCCGGTTGTGATGGTCCTTGCCCGCCTGATACCTGCGCCAGATATCCGTACATTCCTTTTCCTGCATCATTCGATCACCTTCTGTCCTTTCTCTGTCCCGTCGTATGCGTCGATGTTCGCCAGAATCGCGTCATATTTGTCCGCGCGCCATCCCTCCGCCCCCGCGGGCGCAGCCGCGGGCCCGGCCGCGGTCTGCTGTGCAAAGCCGCCGCGCGCGGCCCCGGCCGCCTGCGCCCGCGCGGCTTCGCCGTCCCGCGGGCCGCCGGGCCTGAAGCGCCCCGCTCCCGTTCGGCCGCGTTCCGCTGTGCAAAACCCGCGCTCGGAAACGCTTTCCTTTTCGCCGCCTCCCCCGTTTCGCAGAGGCAGTCGCCGCCGCGCTTCGCCGTTTCGCCGCGCGAAGCCGCCGTCCCGCAGCCCGAGGCGGTAGCAGTATACGCACAGCACCGCCATGCCGCATACCGCAAGCGCCAGAACAAACGTTAAAAGATCAGATAACACGATATTTCCCTCCTTGCCCCAGCGGTCCCGCCGTGGGCTTTTTCATGTTGAAATCATCCCGCAGGATGTCGTGGACTGCAGCCTCGGGCGCATGCGCCGCCGTGCTCCAGTAGGTGCAGAAGCCGCGCAAAGCGTCCGGTGCGTGGGTCAGCTCGTGGGGCGTGACCGCCGCGTCCTCCGGCTTCCGTTCGTCGTGCCGCAGGGCAGGCAGCGTGCGGATCAGGTTTGCGCAGGTGTCGAAGATGCGCAGCCGCGGCAAAGCCGGGCCGGACGCCTGCGGCGCTTCCGCCTCCGTTTCGCTGCACAAAGCCGGGCCGGACGTTCGCAGGCGGAGCGTTTGCGCGGCTTCGCCACCCCGCGCCTCCTCGTTTTCAACTGGGTTTTGCACGCAAAACCGGCGCACGCGGTCGCGGGCTTGCGCCCGCGTGGCTTCGCCGCCCCGCGCCTCCTCGTTTTCAACTCGGTTTTGCACGCAAAACCGGCGTGCGCGGTCGCGGGCTTGCGCCCGCGTGGCTTCGCCACCCCGCGCCTGTCCGCCCGGCCCCGGCGCCAGAAATTCCCGCACCGCCAGCCATCCGGCCACACGGCTGTTGCCCGTCTTTGTAAGCGGCACGCCGTTCTCCAAAAACAGCTCCGCCGCGCTTTTTCCCGTGTCCTGCCTGCGGTTCCACAGGTCCGGCGGAGCCAGCCAGGCCTGCACCTCGTCGCCGCCGTTCACCTCCAGCAGCCGCCGCGCCGCCGCGCTGATGATATGTCCCTGGCCGTTTTCCCCTTTTCCGTTGTCCCGTCCCTCGTACAGCTCCCGGTACACAACGGCGCGCCCCTGCTCGTCCACAGCCACCCAAAGCGCCGCCAGCATGTCCATGCCGTAATCCAGCGTCACATAGCGCCGCCAGTGCGCCGGGATGCCGTATGGCCTGCACACATGCACATTGCGGTCAAATTCCGCGAAATACTGGCCCTCGAAAATGTCCCATTGGCCCAGCAGCCACGCCCGGCGCTGTTCCTCCGGCAGATTTTCCAGCATGCGCACATAGTCCGGGTCGTGCGCCATCAGGGCATAGTTGTCGTACACATTGGCGGCGATAAACACATAGTCTTCGGGATGCTCCGCCTTTTTGTACCGCCTGTCGATGAACAGCCGCTTCACCCAGGCGTGCCCCACGCCGCCGGGGTTGCAGGTCAGATAAAAGCGCTTTGGGAAGTCGTTGGCGCCGCGCAGGCATGCCGTCAGCGTGGTGAACTGGAACTCCGTGAACTGCGTGGCCTCGTCCATAAAAATAACGTCGTACTCCTGCCCCTGGTATTGCAGCACGTCGCTCTCGCTGCTGCAATAACCGAATACGATGCGGCTGCCGCCGGGGAACGTGAAGGATTTGTCCGCGTCCCGGTACCGGGCAATGCCCGCAAGGTCCGCCGTCATCGGCAGGATATGGTTTTCCCGCAGCTCCGGGAACGTGCGGCGCACGATCAAAATGCCGGCGCCCGGGTAAGACAGCGCCAGCCCGGCGGCTTTTTTGCGCACCGCCCAGCTTTTGCCGCCGCCGCGCGCCCCGCCGTATGCGATAAAGCGTGCGCGCGCCTTAAAAAATTCGATCTGCCTCGGGTTCGGCTTCCCGATGTCCCATTGCATCAGCCCATCAGCTCCCGTACTTCTTTTGACATTACGACCTGTACCGCGGCGCCGCCGTTCCCTTCAATGGGCTGCGAGGCCTTGCCGTATACGCGGTCCAGTATGGTCTTTGCCGCGTCCATCCGCTGGGGCAGCGTGGCGTTCTCGTCGTCCACGGTCCGCACCAGCATCTGTACGGCCGCGCGCGCCGCCGCCTGCAGCAGCTCCTGCGCGCTCTGTGCACAGGCGGCGTCAGCGTCCGGCGCGGGGGAGCGCCGCGCCTGCCCTCCTTCGGCCGCGTCCCGCTGCGGCGAAGCCGGAACGGGCGCGTGCGGCCCTTCCGCCTTTTGGGCTTGCCGCGCAAGCTCGGGCGCGGCATTTCGCTGCGCGAGATCCCCCTGTGCGGCCGTCTGCTTCGCGGCCCCGGCTTCGCCGCCCCGCACCGCTGTTTTGCTGTCGTCGCTTTTTGCAGTTTTCGCGCTCGTATGCTCGCCTCCTCGTTTTCAACTCGGTTTTTGCTGCGCAAAAACCGGCGCAGCCGGTCGTTGCCCCCACTGGGGGCAACGTGCTCGCTCCCCCATTTTCGCTTTGCTCAAATGTGGCCCCGCATATTCCCGCGGGGTCTGCCGGGGTACGTTCCTTTGTTCCCCGGCTGGCCCCGCGCTCGCACCCCGGCGCTTGCTCCCATTCGGTCGCATTTCGCTCCGCGAAACCGCGCGGCCGGTCATCGGCCCC